GGCTGAGAAAATTGCTAAAGACATAGGATGCGAGGGAATACATACTCACGATTATATGAATCAAATTTGGTATATGCCTTGTAAACAACACGAACTTGCTGAATTATATAGCGAGAAAATTAATGATGATTTCTCAATTATAAATGACAGATTAGGTTATTCAACAAGGGAGATGGCAGAAAAAATTGCAAAAGATATTGGTTGTGATGGCATACATACTCACGAATTCGAAAACCAAACTTGGTATATGCCTTGCGAGAAACACGCATTAACAGAAGAACAATTTAGAAAATATAAATGTCCTAAAGGTTATAGAAAAGACTACCAAAAACACAAGTGTGTAAAAATGGCAGAGATAGGAGAAAGAGGTGGAATCAGAAAAAGTCCTAAAGCACCTAAGTCAGGCACACCAAATCCAAATCCAAAAGGTCAAGGAACTGCAAAAGGTGATGCAAGTACAAGTAGGGGTGCAAAGGTAAGTAAGAAAGATGAAGCATCACTTCAAAAAAAATCAGATGACTTCAATGAAAGGTACAAAAAGAAACTAGGATATGGCGTAACTATAGGACAATTAAAGGCAGTATTTCAAAGAGGTTTAGGTGCGTTTAATGTATCTCATAGTCCAAGAATACAATCACCTTCAGCTTGGGCACAGGCACGAGTAAATGCCTATTTATATTTAGTAAGAAACGGAAGACCACAGAATCCTAAATACACAGGTGACTTTGATCTTCTACCAAAAGGACATCCTAAAAGCAACAAATGATAAACAAAAACTACATACCAAGCTATTCAAGTCCAAAAGGTGGGCGTAGGGCGTGTTTATGTAAAGATGAGCTAACTTATAAAATAGAATGTTGTACAGGCGAATTACACGCTCAAGGCATAGGAAATATTACAAGAATCACATAAAAAAAAAGATATGAATACACTAAAAAATGTTTACAAAAAACTACAAGAAGATAAAACAGAATTAAAATCACAGAAGGTTGAATTAGCTGCTATAGACGATGCAAGAAAAATAATAAGCAATTTAGGTAATGCAGAAAGAATACTAAATGATGTAGAAATTGTATCAAAAGAAGTAGTAAAAGAATATGTAAATTTAAAAGTAAGAATAGAAAAATTTAAAAATAGTGCAAAAACAGTAATAGGAGCAGAAACAGATATTAGAAAAATAAACGATTTAATAAAAAGGAGTGATGATGTTTTAAGAAAAATAGCTACACAAGCTAAAGAATTAGGAATATCTGTAAATTCTATTAATGAATTTGATGAATTATTTGATTTTACTCAATCTTTAAGTCCCAAAATTAATGAGTCGGAAAAATATATAAGAGATGTAAAAGACATTAATAATCAAATCTAAAAATGCAAAATTAATTTTAAAATCCGATATATTATTATGAAAGCTACAGAAATGTTAAATCAAGTAAAAAATCTATTAGGAGTAGAGCTGACTGACGTACAGTTGGCAGAACTCAAATTACAAAACGGAACAGTATTAGAAGCTGAAAGTTTTGAAACAGGTAAAGAAGTTTTTATTAAAACTGAGGACGAAAATGTTGCACTTCCAGTTGGTGAATACGAACTAGAAGACAATCAAATCTTAGTTGTAGAAGAAGAAGGTGTTATTAAAGAAATAAAAGCACAAGAAGAAAAAGAAGATGAAGAAGAAGACAAAGAAGAAATGAGATATGTAACAAGGGAGGAGTTTAGAAAGGAAATGGACGAACTCAAAGATATGGTCAAAAAAATGATGAAACCAGAAGACAAAGACAAAGAAAATATGTCAAGTGAAGAAGTATCTTTAGCAGTTACGGAAGTTTTGAATGAAGAAGCACAACTAAAAGAAGAATTATCTAAACCAGCTTCTGAACCTATCAAACACAATCCTGAAGAAGAAAAAACTGTTAGCAGATTTAAGTTTGCACAGAACAGGAATAAATCTACTCTAGACAGAGTAATGGAAACTATAAGTAATAAATAAATTAATAAAATAAATAATTATGGCAGTATTAACTCACGTTAGTGACGATGTAATGAGAATTTTCGATGACTACGAAGTAGTTACAGCATCAGGCTCACTAAGTCTTGCAGATTCAGGAAAAGTATTTCAAATTTCTGGAACTGGATATACATTAACATTACCTGCACCTACAGCAGGATGGAAAGCAAAATTTATTGTATCAGCAGCATTTTCAACTGATTTCGTTGTACAAACCCCTGCAGATAACAGAGATGTTATGAATGGAGGAGTAATTGTAAACGGAGCAATCGTTGAAGCAGATGCAGTAGATAGAGTAACATTTGAAGATGATGCTGAAAGCATTGGCGATCACATTGAAATTCACTCGGATGGTACAAACTATTATCTAAGTGGAAACGGAAATGCAGCATCTTCTATAACAGTTGGAGAATTATAATAATTAAATAAATAAAAAAAGATATGGCTACTACTACTTCAATTACCACCAGTTACAGCGGAAGTTTCGCGGGTGATTACATCGCGGCATCACTTCTTTCAGGAGTGACTTTATCACAAGGTGGAGTGACTATTAAACCAAATATTAAATTCAAAGAGGTTTTGAAAAAACTTTCTATGGATTCAATACTTAAAGATGCGTCTTGTGATTTTGACCCATCTAGTAACGTAACTTTAACAGAAAGGATTCTTCAACCAGAAGAATTTCAAGTTAATTTACAATTATGTAAAAAAGATTTCAGACAAGACTGGGAAGCTCAGTCTATGGGATTCAGTCAATACGACAATTTGCCACCTAAGTTTTCAGACTTCTTAATAGCACAGGTTGCTGCAAAAGTTGCTGAGAAAGTAGAACAAAACATCTGGCAAGGTGCTACTGCAAATGCAGGTGAGTTCAACGGATTCCAAGCGTTACTTGCTGCAGATTCAGACGTTGTCGATGTATCTGGTACTACACTAAGTGCTTCAAACATCGTTGCAGAAATTAGTAAAGTTGTCGATGCAATTCCAAGTGGAGTTTACAATAAGGAAGACTTGAAAATCTATATTCCTACAAGTGCTGCTAAGTTTTATATTCAAGCACAAGCTGCATTAGGTTATAGAGAACTTTACAACGTTGGAAAAACTGAAATGAACTTCCAAGGCATACCATTATTTACTGCACCTGGTTTAGGAGCAGACAAAATGGTTGCAGCAGAGTCAGGTAACCTTTTCTTCGGCACAGGTCTTTTAAATGACTGGCAAGAAGTTAAGCTTATTGATATGGCAGATATTGATGGAAGTCAAAACGTAAGAGTTGTTTTAAGAGGATCGGCAGGTGTTCAGCACGGAATTGGTGCAGACATCGTATTGTATTCTTAATAATTGTTTAACATAAAAGGGTAGGTGGGTTTTGCCTACTTACCTTTTTTTTAAAAAAAATATATATGGCGTGTACACTTACAAAAGGACGTGAACTACCTTGTAAATCAGGTGTTGGTGGAATTAAGAGTATTACTTTTGCTGACTTTGGTACATTGGGTGCTTTGACTATTGCAAATGAAATGATTACTGATTTTGGAGGTTCACCGAGTTTTATGAAATTTGATGTAAAAGGCAACTCTACTATGGATACTACAGTAACATCAAGTAGAGAAAACGGAACTACTTTTTATGAAACATCTGTAGTTATGAATTTGATCTTCCAAGAAGAAAAAACACAGGCAGAGATAAAATTACTTGCAGTTTCAAGACCTCATATAATTGTTGAGGACTACAACGGAAACTTTAGACTTGTTGGAAAAGATCACGGATGTGAATTAACAACTGGTACATTTTCTAATGGAGCTGCGATGGGAGACCTATATGGGTATTCTCTAACATTTGTTTCACAAGAAACAGAAGCACCTGACTTTATTACAACTGCAGCATACAACGCAGAAAGTCAAGGAACTCAAATAGACGTAAATTAAGATTAGTTTGTTCTTGTTATTGGAAAAGGGGGTTTTATACCTCCTTTTTTTTTGGTTTATTACAAAATCACTATATTATTTCGATATATTAATATGAAAGTATTAACAACGAGCAGTTCTGCACAGACGTTTGATGTCATACCAAGAACTTATGTAGCGAGTTATACAATGAAACTTAGAGATACAAGCAAGAACGATGAAGTGTTTAGCTCTACTGTAAGTGCATCTGATAGTGGCAACTTTAAAAGAATATCTGCAACTATTAGTCCTGTACTTAAAGAGGGTAGATACTATGACCTTACTTTACTTAATGGAAGTGCAACAGTATATAGAGACAAAATATTCTGCACAGATCAGACAATAAATCAAAACAACAATAATTACTATGATATTAATTCTGGTCAATTTACCTTTGATGAAACAGCAGGGTCTCACGATAACGATTATATAATAGTATGAACGATTTACGAGTAATAAATTTAAGCAGTTACACAACACCTAAAGTAACAGAACAAAAAAACAGACAATGGATTGGGTACGGAGAAGACAATAACTATTTTAAGTATTTAATCGACAGATACAACGGAAGTCCTACCAACAATGCAATTATAAACGCTGTTTCTGCAATGATTTATGGAAAAGGATTAGATGCTACCGATTCAAATAAAAAGCCTGACCAGTACGCTAAAATGGTTTCTTTGTTTAACAAGGACTGTACAAGAAAACTTTGTTATGATCTGAAACTAATGGGTCAATGTTCTATGCAAGTTATATATTCAAAGGATAGAAAAACAATAGCACAGATAGAACACTTTCCTGTAGAAACTTTAAGAGCAGAAAAAGCAAACGAAAAAGGAGACATAGAAGCTTATTATTACTTTTCAGATTGGTCAAAATACAAATCTACAAGCAAAGCAAAAAGAATACCTGCATTTGGAATGAGTAATGAATCTATAGAAATACTTTATGTTAAACCATACAGAGCAGGTTTTTATTATTATAGTCCTGTAGATTATCAAGGTGGGTTACAGTACAGCGAATTAGAAGAAGAAGTAGGAAACTTTCATCTTAACAATATTATGAATGGTATGTCTCCAAGTATGTTAATTAATTTTAATAATGGTACACCTACGGAAGAAGAAAGAGAAAGAATAGAACATCGTATTATGCAAAAGTTTTCTGGCAGTAGTAATGCAGGTAAGTTTATACTTGCATTTAATGATAATGCAGATACACAAGCAAGTATTGACCCAGTACAATTATCAGATGCACATCAACAATATCAGTTTCTTAGTGAAGAAAGCACAAGAAAAATAATGGTATCTCACAGAATTGTATCACCGATGCTTATAGGAATCAAAGATCAATCAGGACTTGGAAACAATGCAGACGAACTTAAAACTGCATCTATATTACTTGACAATACAGTTATTAGACCATTTCAACATTTACTTATAGATGCTTTCGATCAAATACTTGCATATAATAAAATATCACTAAATCTATATTTTAAAACTCTACAACCATTAGAATTTACCGACCTAACAAATGTAGAAGACGAAGAAACAAAAGAAGAAGAAACAGGTGTAAAACTTAGCGAAGAAGTATGTAATCATAATCATTTTAATTTTAGTGAAGACGAAATGAATACTATTGCTGACGATATTATTGCAAAAGGTGAAGATATAGACGATGACTGGGAACTTATAAATGAAACACCTGCATTACAAGACGAAAGTGAAATAAAAAACTATTTTGAATTTGCAAGGGTTGTAAGTGGAGATGCAAGAAAAAAAGATGAACAAGATACAAGTCTATTTAGAATAAGGTATAAATATACAGCAGGTAGATCAACAAAAGGAGAATCAAGGGAGTTTTGCAAAAAAATGTTAGCTGCCAATAAAGTTTATAGAATGGAAGACCTAAACAAACAAAGTACAGCTAATAGCGAATTAGCACCAAGGGGTGAGAACAGTTATAACATCTGGTTGTACAAAGGAGGGGTTAATTGCAGTCATTATTGGATGCGACAAATATATCTTAAAAAAGGAAACAAAAAAATATCAGTAGGTAGAGCAAGAAGCATAATTAGTGCTTTACCAAGAAACGAAAGAAAAGATGCAAGATTTGTAACAAATCCACCAGAGGTTTCACAAATTGCATCTGCAAGAAATAATTATTGGAGAAAAAATTAAAATGGCAACAGCATTATTCATAAAACCGATTGACTTAAAAAGAAACTCTATAATTGACGGAAACGTAGATGTTGACCACTTCCTTGGCTTTCTAAAGATCGCACAGGAAATACACATTAGAAACTATCTAGGGACGGATTTATACAATAAAATAAGTACAGACATACTTGGAACTGGAGGTGCATCACTTACAGGCAATTATTTAAACCTTGTAAACGACTATATACAACCTATGTTAATACACTTCGCTATGGTTGACTATTTGCCTTTTGCAAGTTACAGACTAAAGAACGGAGGACTTAGTAAACCAACAAGTGAAAATAGTGAATCGGTTACAAAAGAAGAAGTAGATTACTTAGTACAAAAGCATAGAAACATTGCAGAATATTATACAACAAGGTTTATAGACTATATGAGTTTCAATCAAAGTCTGTTTCCAGAATATAACACAAATACAAATGATGATATACATCCTGATAAAGATGCACTTTTCAATGGTTGGGTATTATGAAGTACAAGGTTAAGAAAAAAAATATTGACAAATTATTAACATATTTAAAGAGTAATGGCAACATTAACAAACACACAAATATCGGTAACGTATGTAGGGCTATTAAAGACAAGTGCTAGTACAGTACTAAGTTCTACTGCCCAACAAATCACAGATGGTTCAGGTAACAATAGTGTGCTATTTTTATCTACAGCAGGTGTTGGTATCGGTGGTGCAGCGAGTTCAGGGATTGAATTTGAAGTTACAGGTAATGCAAAAATAACAGGTGATCTTATTGTTGACAACTTAACTTTAGATGCTTCTACAATCACATCGTCAGGTACAGAAAATATTACTTTAGATTCAGGTGGTGCAATAATACTTGATGCAGAAAGTGGTGGCATAAACTTTAATGATAGTGGAACTACTATAGGTGGTTTAACACTATCTTCAAACGATTTAGAAATAAGATCAATACAAAACGACAAAGATATTATTTTTAAAGGTATAGATGGCTCGTCAGCAGTAACTGCACTTACTCTAGATATGTCTGATGCAGGTAAGGCTTTATTTAATGCAGGTGCAACTTTTGGTGGGTCGATAACTTCAAATAGTGGGATTGTAATTGATAATATAACAATAGACGGAACTGAGATTGATTTAAGTTCAGGTGATTTGACTTTGGATGTTGCAGGTGATATTATACTAGATGCAGGTGGTGGTGATATAAATTTAAAAGACGATGGAACTGACTTTGGGTCATTAACAAATTCTTCTGGTAATCTTATTATTAAATCAGGTACAACGACGATGTTAACTGGAAGTGGTGCTGATGCCACGTTTGCTGGAAAAATATCATCTGTTAAAGAATTGATAAATGTTAATTCAGCAAATGGAACGAGATCAGGGGGGTTTGAAGTTCAAGATGATGGAGATTTATTTATTGGTACTGCAACAACAGGTGGGAATATAGTTTTTGAAACAGGTAATACTACAAATGGTTTACCAAGTACAGGCACGGCTAGATTAACTTTAAATTCAACATCAGCTACGTTTGCAGGGGATGTATCAATAAATATAAATACAAAAATTGGTGAAATTTCTGGTTACAATGGTGTTACTTTAAATGGTACTTTAGACATAAATGATTATAACTTCTTATCAAGAAGTTCCGATAAACATCTGTTTATAAATAGACCAAGTAGTGCAGACATATCTTTTAGAGAAAACAATTCTGACCAAGTTGTTATTAAATCAGGTGGTAATGTTTTAGTTGGTAAAACAGCAGCAAATAATGCAACTGTTGGGCATCAATTAATGGCTGCTGGTGACTTAAATTCAACTGTTAATGGTGATACAGTCGCAAGATTAAATAGATTGACAAGTGACGGTGAAATTTTAAGATTTCAAAAAGATACAAGCACAGTTGGAAGTATTGGCTCAACAACTAGTCACCTTTCAGGTAGCTTAGCAATCGGAACGACTTCGACTGAATGTAAATTAACTGTTGCAAGTTCAGGAAGTGGAGGTGCAAATCCAAGCAGTATTTCTGGAAGCACTGTAGCAACTTTTAGAAGAACAGGTGGTGTAAGTCATAATGCAAATATTTCAATATTAGCTGGAACTACTGGCGCAAGTACACTTATGTTTGGTGACAGAGATGATGAAGATGCTGGAAAAATTTCCTATGACCATAATACTGGTTCAATGATATTCACTACTGAAACATCTGAAAGAATGCGTATAGACAGTTCTGGATTCGTAGGAATTGGAGAATCAAGTCCTGATAATTTATTGACATTGAAAGGTACAGCAGGAACAACACACCAAAGGTTTAAAGAAGCAAGTACAACTATTGGTTTTATAGGGGGTGCAAATGGTATTATATCATCACACAATGGCAAAATGGCAGTTAGGGCTGAATCAGGTTTAGTGTTAAGTAGTCAAGGAAATGCAGCCGATTTAGTAATTAGTTCTGGTGTCTCTACGTTTGGTGGTAATATAGAAATTAATTCATCAAGTACTGCTTCAAGTGGCGATATTGATAAAATAGTATTTAAAAAAGCACATACATCAGGTGTTTCATCTGGCTTTTATGATATGGGAGAAATAAGGTCTTTTACTTCTAATGGATTTGCTGGAGGGTTAGATTTTTATTTCGGTAAAAGCACAGGTGGTGGTAATTATGCAAGTACCTTTGGTATGAGGTTGAGCGAAACTGGTTTATTAGGAATTAACGGAACACCAATTAGATTGCTAGATGTTGTGTTTAATTCAGCAGGTTCAAGAAGATTACTTGCTAGTTTTGATGATAGTATTATTTCGATACACGCTGCAAATGCAAGTGCAAATCCAGAATCATTCAGATTAATAGGCGATAATATAAGATTTAATACTGGAACCTCTGGAAGTGGGAGTGAAGCTATGAGGGTAAATAATGCTGGTGATGTACTTTTTGGTACTACAAGTAGAGGTCAAACTCACGCTTATTTTGAAAAGTTTGCTAATGATAGAATGATTTT